GGAATGCAGGTCCACAACGCGGAGTCGATCAAGTCGCTGGAGGGCTACAAGATCGCCTGGGATGAAGAAGCCCAGACCTTGAGCGAGCGCAGCCTTCAACTGTTGCGGCCGACCATCCGAATGCCTGGGAGCGAAATCTGGTTCAGCTGGAACCCGACGCGTAAGAACGACGCGATCGACAAATTCCTTCGGCAAGACCCGCCGGACAATGCAATCGTCGTCAAGGCCAACTGGCGAGACAATCCGTTCTGGAATGAAACCCTCGAAGGGGAGAGAAAGCTAGAGCTCGATCGCTACCCTGATCGCTACGCCCATACATGGGAAGGCGAATATGCGGGCGCGTTCGAGGGGGCGTATTTTGCGAAGGTCCTGAGTGAGGCGAAGGCGCAGGGGCGGATTGGCAAGGTCGCTCCAGATCCGTTGTTGCCGATCAAGCTGTTCTGGGACCTAGGCGGTTCAGGTGCGAATGCAGACGCGATGTCCATCTGGGGCGTGCAATGGGTTGGGCAGGAAATCCGCGTTCTGGACTACATCGAAGGGCAAGGCCAGGTTCTCGGGTACTACACGGATATTCTCCGCAAGCGCGGCTATCAGAACGCCCATTCATACATTCCCCATGACGGGGTGAACGAAAACAACATCATCGGCAAGCGTTGGGCCGATCATCTGAGGGACGCCGGGTTCTCAAACGACGTGATCAAGAACCAGGGCAAGGGCGCGGCTTCAATGCGGATTGAAGCGGTGCGCCGGATATTCAACAAGTGCTGGTTCAACGAAGATACGACCGAAGCCGGGAGGCTCTGTCTCGGATTCTACCATGAGAAGCGGGATGCGGAGCGTGGGGTTGGATTGGGACCGGAGCACGACTGGTCCTCTCACGCTGCGGATGCATTTGGCCTGATGGCGATTTGTTACGAAGAGCCGAGCCGCAAGCAGGGATTCGGACGACAGATCAATTATCCGAAAATGGGGGTGGCATGAACGATCGGGTTCCGCCGATGGCGGAGTCACTGTTGTTGTTGCCGGGTGTCGTGTTTCGCGCGACCCAGAGCGACGGCGGCTGGGATGTGGTCGTTGGTGATGGAGATGTTGGGTATTTCACGAAGCGGGACATTCCAGACTGGGCTGCGGTCGAGATTTGGTTGTGGCGGAAAATCGGCATTCTCTACGGCATAGATAGGGCGACAATTAACTAATGGCCAAGCTGTCTACGAGTTCATTGAAGGCCATGCTCTCTGCGGAGAAAAACGACGCATTGTCCGCAATGAACGCGGCGAAGCTCTCCACCGAGCGCACCGACGCCATGGACTACTATCTCGGGGATATGTCCAAGGACATGCCCGCCATGGAAGGGCGATCCAAGGCCGTCTCCACTGACGTATCGGATACCGTCGAAGGTCTGATGCCGACGCTGATGGAAATCTTTGCCGGCGGGGATGAGGTTGTGAGGTTCGATCCTGTCGGTAAGGAGGACGTGCAGGCGGCCGAGCAGGAAACCGACTACGTGAATCACGTGTTCATGCAGAAGAACCCCGGCTTCCTTGTGCTGTACTCGATGATCAAGGATGCGCTTCTGTCCAAGGTCGGGATCGTGAAAGTGTGGTGGGATGAGAAGGAAGAGGAACAGCGCGAGACCTATGAGGGCCTGACGGACGAGCAGTTCGCGATGCTTGCGATGGACCCGAGCGTCGAGATTGTGGAGCACACCCCACGGGATTTAGGGGACTATGCTCGCACCTAACACGCTCTCCGCTCCCAAGCTCCACGACGTAACCGTTATCACCCGAAAGACCTATTCCTGTGCGCGCGTCGAAGGCGTCCCGCCGGAAGAGTTCGGTATCTCCCGTCACGCCAAGTCGATCAAGGATTGCGGATACTGTTTCCATGAGGTCCTGAAAACCCAGAGCCAGTTGATCGAGGACGGCTTTGACGAAACCCAGATCAAGGGGCTTCCATCCTACAACTCAACAGAGACCGACGAATCCCGTTCCAGGGATACCGTAGACGAATCCGGGACCGGGCAGGGCGATGAAGGGCTGAACCAGGCCAATCGTCTCATCAAGATCACCGAACACTACGTTCGGATGGACTACGAGGGAAACGGGAAGGCCAAGCTCTACAGAGTAACGACAGGAGGCGATCAGGGCGACGTTCTCAGGCGGGACGACCAGGACGATATCGTTGAGGTGGACATGATCCCCTTCGCGGCGATGACGCCTGTGATCATCACGCACAGGTTCTTCGGGAGGTCCGTCGCAGACCTTGTGATGGATATCCAGCGCATCAAGACCGCGCTGATGCGGGGGATGCTCGATAACCTCTACCTGCATAACAACCCACGCGTGGTGGTGTCCGAAAGTGCATCCAATGAAAACACGCTTGACGACCTTCTGATTTCCCGGCCGGGAGGGATTGTCAGGGCAAAGACCACCGATGCGGTGGAATGGCAGCTTGTCCCGGATATCACGGGAAGCGTCTATCCCGCCTTGCAGTATGCCGATGCGACAAGGGAATGGAGAACCGGCGTATCACGTCAAGGCCAGGGCGTAGACCCGAACGCATTGCAGAATCAGGTCGCGACCATCGCGAACCAGATGTTCAATGCGTCGCAGGCCAAAGTGAAACTGATCGCTCGTATCTTTGCCGAGACGGGCATCCGGGATCTGTTCTCTCTGTTGCACGCCACGATCCGAAAGAACGGCCAGCAGGCCGAGACGGTTAGGCTCCGAAACCAGTGGGTCGAGGTGAATCCTCGCGACTGGAAAGAGCGCAACGATATGACCATCTCGGTCGGCTTGGGGACCGGGAGCAAGGAACAACAGCTTGCCGGCGCCCAGCTCCTCATTGGAGCGCAGGAAAAGGCCGTCGCGGTCGGGATGGTGTCGAAGCAGAACCTGTTCAATTCCGCAAAGCAGCTGGTTCGTCTATTGGGGCACAAGGACCCAGAAGAGTTCTTTACGAATCCTGGCGCACAGCCCGACCCTGAGAACCCCGCCGCCGCGCCGATCGAACCGCCTCCGAATCCTGACCTAGAAAAGGCGAAGATCGAGTTCCAGTTCAAGGAGCGCGAAGCCCAGAACAAGGCCGCGATTGAGCAGACCCAGGCTGAGGCCGACATCGCGACGCAGCGCGACAAGATACAGGCTGAGTTGGTGCGCGATGACCGGAAGATGCAGTTCGATATGACGCTGGAGCAGCAGCGGTTTGAGCTGGAACGTGAACTGAAGCTGATCGATGCGCAGCTAAAGCGCGAGTCGCACCAGTTCGACATGCAGGCCAAGCAGGCGATGCACGAAGCGGACCTGAGACGTTCCGAGGACAAGCACGTCCAGACCATCGCCCACACGGAAGAGAAGGCTGAGATTCAAGCCGAGCATATGAAGGCGAAGGACAAAGAATGAAAACCCCGCAAGAGCGGATGGCGAGGGCGACCAGGGCCAAGGCGCTGATCGAGGATGACTTGTTGCGGGAGTCCTTCAAGGCGCTTGAGGAGCAATATTTCAAGGCATGGGTCAACACAACGGAAGTCGAAACCCAGGCGCGTGAGAACTACTGGCGCGCGATCAATATGCTCGGGGATGTCGCCAAGCATCTGAGTGCCATCATTGCGGATGGCAAGATCGCCCAGGCGGAAATCAACAAGCTCGGCGGCATCAACCGACTGGCCGCATAAGGACAGACCAAATGGCTGACGACGTATTGACTGCCGCTGATGAAGCGGCGGCTGGGACACCTATTGTCGAAGTTACGACACAGACAGACGAAACCTACATCTCGCCAAGTTCAGCAGCCCGCGCGCTGTCCAAGCGACGCGTTGAACTAGCGGCCGAGAGAGCCAAACAAGAACCTGCGGAAGGCGCTGAAGCAGCGACACCACAGGTAAATGAATCGGCCTCGCAAGAGGCTGACGCCGCCCCTCAAGATGAGGCACCCGGCGAGACGCAGGAAGCCGACCCGGCACAACAACTGCCGCCCATCGAGCCGCCCAGGTCTTGGACGAAGGAGGAAAAGGCAGAGTTCGCTACCTACCCTCGCGAGGCGCAAGAGAAGATCGCGCGCCGCGAACAGGAACGCGAACGGGCCATCCGCCAGAGTCAAAACGAAGCCGCTGAAAAGCTCAAAGGTCTAACGGCCAAAGAGCAGGCGGTGGAACAGGCAAGGCAACAGTACGAGTCTGCGTTACCGATCCTTCTGCAAAATCTTCAGACCGCCATGGCGGGTGAATTTTCCGACATCAAGACGATGGCGGATGTCCAACGCATGGCGACGGAAGATTGGCCCCGCTACATCCGATGGGATGCGCAGCAAAAGCAGATTGCTGCCGTTCATCAGGAGTTGCAGGGCGCAGAGCAGCGGCGAGAGACGGAAAAGAAGCAGAAGTTTGCAGAGTTCGCGCAAGCGGAAGATGCGAAGCTTGCTGAGTTCGTCCCCGAACTCGCCGACAGCGAAAAGGCCGGGAAGGTCCAGAACGCGGCCATCGCGCTCCTCAAGGATATCGGGTTCTCCGAAAACGAATTGGTCGAAGCCTACAACGGTCAGAGGGACCTGAGCCTTCGCGACCATCGTGTGCAACGGCTTATCGTTGACGGTATCCGGTACCGCGAGATGCAGAAGGCGGCCGAACAGGCCAAAGAGAAAGTCCAAGCCAAGCCTCTTCCACCCGTACAGCGGCCGGGCACCACGCAGGGCAAAGGCGCTGCGCAGGCTGCCGAAATCCAAAACCTGCAAAAGCAACTCGATAGGGCGTCCGGCATCAACGCACTCCGCATCGCGGCCAAGCTGACCGCTGCGCAACGCGCCGCCGCCGCCCGCTAACAAGGAAAGAAGGCAATGGCGCTTCCTACCGGCACCTTCCCGACCTACGACGCCGTAGGCAACCGGGAAGACTTGTCGGATTCGATCTATCGTATCGATCCGACCGATACGCCGTTCATGACCATGTGCGAGCGGGAAACCGCTAAGGCAGTGAACCATGAGTGGCAAACCCAGGCGCTCGCCGCCGTCGATACCGACAACGCACAGTTGGAAGGCGACGACGCGACCGCAACCGCCGCAACCCCGACCGTGAGGCTCGGCAATATCTGCCAAATCTCGCGCAAGGTCGGCCAGGTCACCAACACCCAGCGCGCGGTTGAGCACGCCGGCCGTGACGATGAACTGGACTACCAGCGGATGCTCAAGGGTCTCGAACTCAAGCGGGACATGGAGAGCATCCTGGTTGGTACGAACCAGGCCAAGGTGACGGGCGCTGCGGCCACCAAACGAAAGCTGGCCTCGATCCTCGCGTGGATCGCGGACAACGACAACTTCGACTCCGGTGGTTCGTCTCCGTCTCCCGTGGACGGCACGGACGCCCGCAACGACGGCACGCAGCGCGCGTTCCTTGAGTCTCAGCTCAAGGATGTCTTGCAGCTGTGCTGGACTGACGGCGGCAAGCCCGATGTCATTTCGGTTGGCGGCTTCAACAAGCAGGTGTTCTCGACCTTCACGGGTCGTTCAACCCCGCAGGAAGATGCCAAGTCGAAGAAGATCGTGGCGAGCGTCGATGTCTACGAAGGCGACTTCGGGACGCAGAAGGTCGTTGCCAACCGCTTCCAGCGGGCGCGTGACGCCCTGGTCTTGCAATCGGATATGTGGGCCGTGGCCTACCTGCCCGGACGCAAGATGGTGTCGATCCCGCTCGCGCGAACCGGCGATTCCGAGAAGTTCATGATGGTCTCGGAATACACCCTTGTTGCCCGCAATGAAAAGGCGTCGGGCGGCGTGTTCGACCTGACCACCTCGTAAGGACAGGAGAAAACGCAATGAGCACCATCTTTACCATCAACGACCAGACCTCGACCACCGTTTCCGCGTCCGACCAGTTCGCGATGTACAAGACATCGACGGGCCGGGTGCATAAGGCGGCGGCGTCCGACCTCCAGACCTACGTTCTTGGTTCTACCACGACCTCGACCGTGGGTTTCTGGGGCGCAACGAAGGTTGCGCGTCCGTCAGGCGCTGGTCAGACGGACATCCTGTCCACCGCGGCTGTCTCTTCGATCGCCACGACTGCCTGGGGTTATGCAACCTCCACGCAGGCGAACCAGGTGATCACGCTGTTGAGGCAGATCAGGGCGGACCTGGTGACCATCGGCATCATCGCCGGGGCCTAATCGAAACCGAGGCGGGCGGCGCGAATGCCGCCCGTTTCCACTTGGAGAGGTGGATGGCGGGCTTGCTCGATATCTTGTCCCAGGCATGGAACGATCCGGCCCCCAGCGGAATGGTTTCCATGGTGCAGGGGATAGGTCGCGGGCTTCTCGCTCCCGGTCGAGCGACGCAGGGTTATTACGCTGGCGTCACAGAAGAAGATTTGATGCGCGGCACGGCTCCGCAAGGCCGGATGCTGCAAGACGTTATGGGGTTAACCGGCGCTGCCGTTACAGGCGGAATGCCGATGGCTGTACGTGGTGCAGTTGGAATGGCCGGTGGAAGGCCCTCTGTACCACAGGTCCCGCCCCGTCAGTCGATAGACGACATCATGGCCGAGATAAATCGGCACTGGATGCAAATCCCGGCAGCCGAAAGAAACGCCATGCTTCAAACCAGTCGAATGCGTCGTGAGATGGGCGTCGCGCCAACGCCGACCGGCGATCCGCGCACCGATGCTGTGATAAAGGCGATCGAAGAGGCGTTGAAGCATGGGCCAAAGTAGGCAAAGTCTCTACATCGCCATACCCTGTTACGATGGCCGTATCCATGTCGGCACATTCATGTCCGCTTTGCAGGCGGTCATGGATTTGTCGTCAGTCGGCATCAACTGCAACCTCGAAACCTATGTCGGTGACTCGCTGATCGCGAGCACGCGCAACGTCCTGATCGGAAAGTTCCGCAATACGGACTGCACGGACCTTCTCTGCCTGGATTCGGATATCGCGTTTGAGCCGGGAACGGTGCAAAGGCTGATGTCTCATCCGGTTGATTTCGTCGCCGGTCTCTATCGGTTCAAGAACGACGACGAAAACTACCCGATGCAGTGCCTTCCAGATCCTGAGGGAAAAGGGCTGTGGTCATACGACCCCGTGACGGGGGAAGTATCCGACGAAGGCTTGATCGAGGTCGCGGGAGTCCCCTTCGGCTTTGTCAGGATGCGCCGCGCCGTCATTGAAAGGATGTTCGAGGCTTACAAAGGGCGGGAGTACGAACCGAAGGACGTTCCCGGCCTGAAAACATGCTGCCTGTTCGATATCCCATTCGAGAATGGACAGATGGTCGGGGAGGATTACTCGTTCTGCCACAAGTGGCGGGCGATCGGCGGGAAAATATGGATCGATCCTCATATCCGGTTGGATCACTGCGGGACGAAAATCTACAAGGGCAATCTCGCGCAATGGCTCCGCAAGGATGAACCCGAGCCGCCCCAACTTAAACTGACCGACCAGCAGATCGAAGGTTGGCGCAAGCTCGCAAAACAGCACAACTATGAAAAGCTGTTTGATGCGGCATTGGGGGCGGCATGAGATACGCTATCCTTGGGGGCGGTGGCGTATTCGGAAACTGGCTGGCAAAGCATCTTCTTGAACAGGACAAGGCGTCGCGGGTCCTTTCGATCGGGAGAAATCCAAGGGCGGACGCGCCGTTTACGCTGGGAGTTGGTGAGGGTGATCCTCGTTATCAGTATCACCAAATCCATCTGACGTTCGAGACCGATCGGCTCATTGAGCTGTTCGATCATGAGAAGCCGGATATCGTCGTTAACTTCGCGGCTCTGGCCTACGCGACCTCCTGGACGAAATCCGCGCGATACTATGACACGAACGTCATGGCGCTGGTTCGTTTGTGTGAGGACTTGAAGAAACGGGACTGGCTCAAACGGTTCGTTCAGATCGGGACATCCGAATTGTACGGCCCGGTGTGGAAACCGGCCTCTGAGGATCATCCCCTTAAACCGACAAGTCCCTACGCCGTGTCAAAACTCTGCGGCGACCTTCACCTTCAGACGTTGTTCGATGGTGAGGGGTTTCCGATGAACATCGTCCGTCCATCGAACTGCTATGCTCCTGGACAACTCCTCTACCGGATCATTCCGCGGGCTGTGTGGTGCGCTCTGACGGGACATAAGCTCCCTCTGGAAGGGGGAGGCGCAGCGCGCAAGTCGTATATGCACGCGGATGATCTGGCGAAGGCCATCGTGACCGTGATCGAAAGAGGAAAGATCGGTGATACCTACAATTGCGGACCTGAGAATCCCTGTACGGTGCGCAACCTGGTTTCTCTCGTCTCGCATCATACCAAGGTGGCATGGGACGATCTTGTGGAGTTCACCGAGGCCCGCAAAAACGAGGACGGCCAGTATTGGCTCCAATCGGACAAGATCAGGCAACTTGGCTGGACGCCATCAATCCAGTTGAAAGATGGGATCGGTGGCATGGTGGAATGGGGCAAAAGGTATCTCAACCAACTCCCGGCCCCGACCGGCTTTGTGTTGCGCGCATGAAACTGACGGTCATCTTCCAGACCAGGAATAGACCTGAACTCCTCTGCAACACCGTCAATGAATCGCTTGCCAACGTCAGACACCCTGAAACCACATTGATGGTTGCGGCGGATGAAGATGATGTAGCGACGATCAGGAAACTGGAAGAAGTCTCGAAAATCTGGGATGCCCGCGTTCATATCTCGATCAAGCCAAGAGAAGATACCAGGGGCGAGAAATACGACCGGGCGCTTACTGAGTGTCCAGCCGATATCTATCTTCCGGCTGTGGACTACGCGCCGATCCTGACACCGGGATTCGATGCGAAAATCATCGAGGCGGCGTCTCTGTTCCCCGATGGCATCGGCTGCGTCTATACGCCGATGGCGAACCACTCATTCCCCCAGTTACAGGGCATCACACAAGGGCTTGTCGATAAGCTCGGCTACATCTATCCGCCGTGGTTTCCGTTCTGGTTCATCGACCACTGGATGGATGACCTTGCGAAATTGATCGACCGGATATCGTTTGCTGATATCCACATAGACTGTTCGACTTTTCGGCCGCAGAACACCATCGGGCTGAGAGACCTGCATTTCTGGTGCGCGCTGTTCGATGCCGGACGATTGCACCGGAGAAAACAGGCGCTCGACATCATCGAGAGTTCGGATTTCAAAGAACCGTACTGGCGCAAGGAAATCCTCCTTCGCAGGCATCCACTCGTTGAATATTGCTCGTTCGGGATCAATCTCTGGGTCCGTTCCGATGCGGAGCGGATTGAGAAGCTACGCGGAGAACAAGACCCGCCCGATGAGCGATATCTGAGGATCAAGGCGAGAGCGACGAAGCTCCTGCTGGAATGGACCAGGGACCTCGAACAAGAGGCCGCGCTGGCCGCGTAACGAGTCGAAACAACCCCAACAGGCCCCCGCGAATGGGGGCCTTTCCTTTTGGAGAACCCAAATGGCTTTGCCTGTGAATACCCCAAGCAATGAGGTCATCGTCAAGTTTCCGACGATGACTGACGTGTCCGCCGCCGGTTCTGTCTATGCCGCTTGCCCAGTCAGGGGGAAGCTGGTCCGCGCCTATTCCTGCCTCGGCGGTGCGATCACTGGAGCCGATTGCACATGGACCATGGAAGTCAACAACGTCGCGGTGACGGGCACGGCCACGATCGCCAATTCCGGCTCTGCGGTCGGCGACGTGGATAGCGTGAACCTGACGGGCGCGGCCACCAACGTCAACCAGGGCGACACGCTGGAAGTGGTTTCTGCCGGCGAGTCCTCGACCACGGCAACCTGCGATTTCTGGGCCGTCATCCGCACCTAAGAGGGTTCGATGCAAATCTACAATCGATCCGCCAACTTTACGCGACCGGCGGATACCACCGCGTATGCGGCCGGTGACCTGGTGGCAAATTCAACCACCGCCGGGTCTGTCACGCCGATGAGCTTTACGTTGGGCGCGAACACCGCGCTTGGCATCTGGTCGCTGAATCGCGTGCGCCTGGTTCGCAGCCAGGACGCCGTGACCAACGCGAACTTCCGGGTTCATCTCTACTCGGAAAGTCCGACCGTGGCCAATGGCGATAACGGCGCGTTCTCATCGACGCAGGCGGCCAATTACCTTGGCTACGTCAGCGTGGATGCGACCACCACGCCCGGCGATAAGTTCTCAGACGGATCGGCCGGCATCGGGGCGGTTGGCGCGGAAGGCACCATGCACATCCGGGCGGGCGCGACGATTTACGCTCTGCTGGAAGCATTGGCGGCCTACACCCCGGCAAGCGCCGAGACGTTCACGCTCACGCTGGAGCTGATCGAGCCGTGAGCGTTTCGGAAGTCCTGACCCGGCCGGTTGTCGATCGCTCGACCGGCAAGATCGCAATTCAAAGGATACAGGACGTTGAGGACATTATCGAAGGCAACAAAGACCTTCAGAACATTCCTCAGAAAAGCGACTGGGGCCGGCATATCGCACGCATCCCCAATGTGATCCTCGAAAAGTGGTTCAACGAGGCTTATGCGAGCGGGAATGTGTCGCTCAAATTCTTCAGTCCCGAGTTCGACGCGATCATTGCGCGGAAACTAAGAGACCCGGAATGGGCGTTCCTGCGGGTCGATAATCCCTCCAATCCATTCCATGCGGGCTGGCGCAAGCAATGAGCATCACCACTTATGCTGAGCTTCGCACCGCCATCAGCAATTGGCTTGGCGAAAGGACCGATCTAGAAGCACGTATCCCTGAGTTCATCAATCTGTTCGAGGCAAAGCTTTCCAGGCGTCTCGGCATCCGGGAAACCCGTTCGACAACCAATATCACGCCATCGTCCGGGTCTGCTACTCTCCCGACCGATCTTCTCTATATCATCCGGGTCACCTGGACGGGATCGACAAGAGTAGACCTCACCTACGAACATCCGTCCTATCTCCAGCTCGCCTATCCGACTTCCGCCAGCGGAACGCCGACCGTCTACACGGTTGAGGGGACGACGCTCAAGGTCCGCCCGGTAGACGACACTGCATTGGAAGTCCTCTACGCCGCAAGAACAGCGGCGCTGTCGAGTGCAGTCGGCACCATCTTCACCAAGCATCCCGATTTGTATCTCTACGGCTCTCTCTGCGAGGCAGAGGGGTTTCTGGTCAATGACGAGCGCATGGCGACCTGGAAGGCGCTTCGCGATGAAGCCTTCGATGAAATCCTAAGGGCCGATTTCCGTTACCGAGGCCCGATGCAAGTCAGACTTGTCCAACATACACCCTGATGCCGATCCTTCCCTTTCCTGAATACAGGCCGGATTTATCGGATTATGAAGGCCAAGCAACGCGCTCGATCTTGAATGTTCTTCCAAGGGCTGACGGCTATGGCCCGTGGGCGGATTTCAGCGCGTTGAGTGCCGCCTTGGCTGCCCAATGCCGCGGCGCGTTCTATGCCCGCAAGGCGGATGGCTCAGTCCAGATTTTCGCCGGCACATCGACCAAGCTCTACACGATGAGCAACACCGACTTTACATGGTCGGATGTCTCCAAGGCTGCCGGAACCTACACGACGATCCCGACCGGGGATCAATGGCAGTTCAGGCAGTTCGGAAAGTACGTCTTTGCCGTTCAGATCAATGCCCCGGTTCAGGTCTATGATCTGACCTCATCGTCGGCATTTGCGGATTTGGCCGGTTCTCCCCCCCAGGCCAGATACATATCGGTCGTCAATCGCTTCCTTGTTCTCTCAGGGCTTGGGAGTTCTACGCCCTATAGGATTCACTGGTCCGGTTATAACGACACGACGCGATGGACGGTCGGGATCAATCTCTCCGATTTTCAGGACATTCCCGATGGGGGAATTGTCAGAACCGTCGCGGATGGTGAAACCGGAATTGTCACGCAAGATTCGGCTATTCGCCGGATCACATACGAACCGGGTACAAAGACGGTTTTCCGTTTCGACCGCATTTCCGAGGACAAAGGAATCCTCGCGCCATTGTCGATGGTCAGAGCGGGTGACCGTGTGTTCTATATCGGCAACGACGGCTTCCAGATGATTGTTCCCGGAGGCTATCCGCAGCCAATCGGGAAGGAAAAAGTCAGCGCAACGTTCCTCGCAGACCTCGATACTTCGGCATTGCAGTATTGCATCGGGGCGGCCGATCCCCGCGCCTCAAGAGTGTACTGGTCCTACCGTTCCGCCTCGGATTCCACGACCGGGTTCAACAAGATCATCTGCTACGACTACGCGCTGGAGAGGTGGTCCATCATCTCCACTGCGGGGGAATACCTCGCAACGATGGCTGCTCCCGGGACCACGCTGGAAAATCTCGACAGCATCAATTCGTCCATCGACGCGCTGACGTTCTCTCTGGATGACGTGTCAACGGGCGCTCTGTCCAGGTTGGGGGCCGTCAATACGGCCCATAAGCTCGGGTTCTATTCCGGGTCGAATGTCGAAGCGACGTTGGTTACTGCATCTCGTGGAGGAGATGGCCGCCGGATCAGGGTCCGATCTCTTAGGCCGATCACAGATGCAACTTCCGTCTTTGCGTCGGTTTCAAAGCGCGAAACGCAGCACGCCGCCGAGGTCTACAGTACTGAGTCGGCAATGACCTCATATGGTGTGTGTCCGCAGAACGTCTCGACCCGATTTGCGCGCGGGAAGGCAAGAATCCCGGCGGGAACCTCATGGACGTTCGCCTCCGGTCTTGAGCCGGAAGTGTCGATAGAGGGCCGGCGGTAGTGGAGCTGGTCTGCGTTCCACCGGACAAGGTTCATCTTCTCTGGCCAAGGGTCTCAGGTCTTATCTTCATCGCCATGAAGCGGGGCGACTTCGGCGCGTTCAAGCCCGTTGAAGATGATGTTCTCTCGGGGAATGCGCTGCTGTGGCTTGCGACCGATGGAAACGAAATCGCAGCGGCCTGCGTCACCCAGATAACGCAGTCGGAGTGGCGCAAAGTGTGTTCGTTCGTGGCTCTCAGCGGGAACGATATGGGCCGC